TGAATTCACAATAAGGCACAAAATGAACAAACCGAAAGAATTAGACCCGATAGCTTCCGATTTCTGGAAGCGACATAGCCCCAGATTAAAAAAACAAGGGCTACTGAATGAGGCTACCTTTGATTCTTTTGTAATCCTCTGCAAAGCATATTCAGAACTAACCCAGCTAAACCCCAGAGAAGAAAAGAACGGCTGGATAAGATATTTTGCCCTAATGAAGTGGTATCAGCTTTACGCCAGAGGCTTCGGAATGAGTACAGATAAAGCAATCAAACCTGAACCCGAAGCGGAAAAGGATGAATTTGGATTGTAACGAAATTCCGCCACTTGTACCGAGCAAGCCGAAGTACAGGAAGCCCCCGCAACGTAACCGCCACGTCTACGGCAAGACTCACCAAGCATTACGCAAAGAGCTACTAGCTAAACGTCCAATTTGTGAATACCAATTTGAAGGCTGTACAGGCTGGGCAACAGAAGCAGACCACTTAGTTTATCCCGCTAGATCACTTCAAGACTACAAGGCTACTTGCAAGAATTGCCACAATTTACGCCATAAAGCCTAAATAGAGCATGAATGTTAATGATGAAAAGGCACTAGAAGAGGGTTGTTACTTCGATCCAGAGGCCGCACAAAGAGCAATCAAATTTATCGAGAGCTACGTTACCCCTTCCACTATTGGCAGAACGATTACGCTACTCGACTGGCAGAGGGACATAGTAAGTAACCTCTTTGGCTGGAAAAGGCCCGATCACAGCTACCGATTCCGTAGGGCCACAATCAGTACGGCAAAGAAGCAAGGCAAAACGGTAATCGTATCCGCCCTACTCGCCTACGGTTTACTTGGCAATCTCTGCCCCTCTCCATTCGTTGTATCCGCCAGCACAAGCCGAGAGAATGCGGGGCAAGTCTACCGAGAACTAGCCTTTTCGATTCGAGCGAACAAGAGGCTAAGCCAAGTCTGTAAATGTCTGGACAGCCATAAGGAAATCCGATGCCGAAGCAAAGACGCAAGGTATCGGGCTTTCTCCGCTGACGCTGGGGCTTCCGAAGGCGAGAACCTAAGCCTTTGCGTCATTGACGAAACGCACGCCCACACAAGCGATAGGCTGTACCGTTCTCTTGAATACAGCACAGTAGCCCGTAGGGGCATTTTCGTTAATTGTTCCACGGCTGGGAGCGATCAAGGGCATTTCTGGTACGAAATCTTCAAGTATGCACAAGGGGTACAGGACGGGAGCATTCTCGATACAAGCCTTTTCCCGTTCATTTGTACGGTTCCAGAGGAAGCCGACATTGAAGACCCGAAAATATGGCGACTAGCAAACCCCAGCTTGGGAGTAAGCTTCACAGAGGAAGACTTTAGAAGGGACTACGAACGAGCAAAGCAAGGGGGCCAAGCTGATTTACTTTCCTTCCGACGCTACAGGCTTAACCAATGGTGTCAAAGTGAAGACAGCTACATTGATCCAGTAAAGTTTGACCGATGCGTAAGCCCACTTGCCGAGCATGAACTACAGCAAGCCCCGCTATTCGTGGGAGTAGATTTAAGCCAAGTAGCAGACCCTTGTAGCGTTTCTCTTGTCTTCGCACTTCCCGAAAAGCAGTATTATTTGAAGTCTCATTCTTGGGTTTGTGAAGAGGGAGTTAAGCGAAGAGAGCAAACAAACTTACCTAAGTACCGGGCATTTGCAGCAGAAGGAAACATGACAATAACCAAGGGCAGCGTTAACGATTACCGAAAAATAAAAGAATACCTACTCAGCCTCAGAACCAAGTACAACTTAAAAGAAATTATTTTCGATCAATATAACGCAATTGAATTATGTTCCCAGCTTCAAGCGGAAGGCATTACGGTATTTAGACAGCCCCAGAACCACAAGTATTACACTGCCCCAATGAAGGAATTCGAGATAGCCGTAACCGAGCAACGAATAAAGCACGATGGAAAAAACAAGCTGCTTCGCTGGGCTTTGGGCAACACGAAGCTAGACGTAGACAGTTACGGGAACTGCAAGCCGAGCAAGGATAAAAGTACAGACAAGATCGACCCGACCGTATCAAGTTTAATGGCATTTGGAAGGGCGATGGAAGCCGGGGCAATCGGACAGCGGAAATCGGTATACGAAGGAAGAGGGCTTTTTATTCTTTGATCCTGATTGCCCATTAGCTCAATTTTTCTCCCTATGGGTCCGGATAGCTCAATTTTCCCATTAGCTCAATTTTCTTTCTGTCTTGCCCATTAGCTCAAAATTGAACCCTACCCGACTAAATAGGGCTATGAGCATATGGGACATTTTCAAAAAGAAAGAGACTAAACGGGCCATAACTTACGATCAGTTAGCCAAGCTGGGGGGATTCATCGAAAGCCCTACCCGTTCTGGCGTTTCCGTAACCGAAGAAACAGCCCTTGGCATTTCGGCTTTGTGGTGCGGAATCAAGGTAATCAGCCAAGACGTAGGCAGCTTGGAACCCGTCTTGTACCGGGAAGTAGGCCAGCAACGGGAAATAGCTACCAGTAACCCGATTCATGCCCTTCTGACCGAAAGCCCGAATCTAGAGCAAACAAGGCCAGTCTTCTTTGAAACTCTCCAAAGCCATGCCCTTCTTTTCGGGAATGCCTTTGCGGAGATTGAACGCACAAACGCAGGGGAACCCGTAGCCCTTTGGCCAATTCATCCGGGCAACGTGAAGGTAGGCAGAACCGAGAAAGGGGAACTGGCTTACGAAGTCACCACAGCACAAGGAAGCGTAGTTCTATCGAGCTATGACGTTTTGCATGTTCCGGGGCTTTCAGCAGACGGAAGCGTAGGCTACAAGCTGCTTCAAGTGGCTAGGGAAACGCTGGGCTTCGGAATAGCTGCACAAAGGTACGGTTCCAGTTTCTTCGGGAACGCTGCTAGACCCTCTGGCGTACTCCAAACCCAAGGCCAGCTAAACGAAACCGCCAGAGATAATTTAAGAAAGTCTTGGAATCAGCTACACCAAGGCACAGACAACGTAGGGAAAGTAGCGATCTTGGAAGAGGGCTTAGTATTTACTCCCTTTCAACTCACGAACGAGCAAAGCCAGTACAAGGATATTTTGAACTGGTTTGTATACGAAGTAGCCCGTTTCCTCAATTGTCCGCCAAGTAAATTACATAGTCTCGAAAAGGCTACTTGGGGTAATCTCGAAACGCTTAATACAGACTACTTGACTACAACGCTAAGACCTTGGCTTATCAAGTGGGAAAAGGAACTGGAAAAGAAGCTGCTTAGCGAAATAGACAAGCCTACCCATTACGTCGAATTTGATACTACGCTTTTGCTTCGGGCCGACATATCTACCCGCTATTCTGCCTACGCTACAGCCCTTACGAATGGGTTCCTGACAGTGGACGAAGTACGGGCCAAAGAGAACCTACCACCATTACCAGTACAGCCAGAACCAATACAGGGGGCCAATGAACAAGCATGAGCAACGGGCAATAAGAACCAGCTACGACACGAAGGAAAACAAACTTTGGGGTTATGCTGCCATTTTCAACAGCCCTACCGAGATACGGGACTACGGAAGAACCTTTACTGAAGTGGTACGACCGGGAGCATTCCAAAGAACACTAGGCGAGAACAAGGATATTCTTTGCTGCTACAACCATGACGTAAACAAATTATTGGGCAGAACAAGTAGCCAAACCCTAAACATAAGAGAAGACAAGGTAGGGCTATATTTTGAAGTCTTGCTACCCGATACCCAGACCGGAAACGAAGTAAGGGAATTGGCTTTAAGAGGCGATTTGCTAGGGGCTTCATTCACATTCACAGTACCCGAAAAAGGGGAAAGCTGGGCCAGTGACACTAGAGAGCTAACCGATATTGACTTATACGAATTGGGGCCGGTTGTATTGCCAGCATATCAAACCACAAAGCTAGGCATGAGAAGCAAAACAGGACTTTACAAGTACAAACTGATTCTCAGAGAAAAAATATGAAAGCAAAAAGCATAGATAGCGTTGTTAACAATTTCATTCCTATAGGAGATTGATGTATAAAAGCCAAGAATTAAGAGAGCAAAGAGCAAAGTTAATCGCTAACGCCAGAGTCATTATCGACAATGCCGAAGCTGACGAACGAGAGCTTACAGCCGAGGAAAAAGCCCAAGTAGACGGCATGTTTTCCCAAGCCGATCAAATGGCCGATCAAGCCGAGGACGCCGAGCGGAAAGAGAAGCTGGCGAAAGCAGAAGCCGAGCTAAGGGAATCCCAAGGCCGAAAAACCAAGTCTACACGATTCAGTAATTCCGACCTGAACCCCGAAGACCGCAAGAAGGCAATTCGTAGCTGGGCTTTGGCTGGTACGGGCAAATTCAACGTAGACGACGAAGTACGGGCCGCAAATTACGGAATCAACCTTCGCAGCGGAAGCCTTGAAGTACGGGCATTAGCCAAAGGTTCCGGTTCTGCTGGGGGCCACACTGTACCAGTTAATTTTGCAAGCGAAATCGAAAAACAACTCAAATACTACAGCGAAATTCGGAATGTTGCCAAAGTCTTGACCACTGACAGCGGGGCCGATCTTGATTACCCCAGAGTATCGGACATTAGCAACGTAGCAGCAATCGTAGGCGAAGCCGGTTCCATTGCCACCAACGTAGACCCGACATTTGACAAGGTTACGGTTAAGGCTTGGAAATACGCTTCCCCAACGGTACTTGTTTCTCTCGAATTGCTCCAAGACTCTGCCGTAGACATTGAAGCCCTTCTTGCTGACTTGTTGGCGGAAAGAATGGCCAGAGGACAGGAAGCCCACTTCATCGGGGGCAATGGTACTACTCAGCCAGAAGGTTTGAATTCCGCTTCCGCTTCGGTTGAACTCGCCAGCGGCAACGCATTGACCTTCGATAAAGTTATTGACCTAGTTCATAGCGTAGACAAGGCATATCGGAGCAATGGGGCTTTCCTAATGCACGATACAACCCTAGCCGAGCTTCGCAAGGTTAAGGACGATAACAACAATTACATTTGGCAACCAAGCGTACAAGTAGGCGAACCAGACCGCATTTTCGGCTATCCCGTCTATGTGAGCAACCAGCTTGAACCTTGGGCCAGTGGCATTGATGAAACCGATAAGATCATGCTTTTCGGGGATATGAGCAAGTATCTAATTCGGGACGTTGGGCCAAGTCTCAGCGTAGCCCGTTTGGATCAACTCTATATGGCTACGGGGCAAATTGGCTTTGTTCTTTTGATGCGTACCGATGGCCGTTACATTGGGCATAGCGGTTGCGTCAAGGCGATGGCTGGATACAACACTCCATAATTTTGAAAGAAAAATGATGGCAGAACACTATATAAGTATGCCATAATTTTTCTCCAATTATTATGCGTAACTTGACCCTTTCCCCCTACATTCTAGCTCCGGGGGAAAGGGTTTTCTATTTTTCGGGGCAGATTACTACTCTATTGCTGGGTATCTGTTTCCAATTTCAGAAAGCAAGAGCATAGATAACTAGGCATTTGCTTTCATATCAAACCCTCTGCTTAGTGCGTTACTACTCAGAGGGTTTTTCTATTCTGAAGCATAAATAGAGCATGTACCAGATTCAAGTAGTAACCCCGCCAGAGAGCGAACCAGTAACGCTAGAAGAACTCAAAGCCCATTTGCGGCTAAACGACGATTCCGAAGACACTTTGCTTATAGGATTCATCAAGGCAGCGAGGGAATTCTTCGAGAGCTATACGGGCCGAATTGTATTGCCCACAACCCTACGCCAGCATGTTTACTATCTAACGGGGCCAGTGTACTTAATGCGGGGCAACGTAACGAGCATCGAGGATTTTTACTACTACGATCAAAACGACAACCTAACCGAGCTAACCGAGTATCACGAAGACGCAATCAGCCTTCCCGCTAGTGTCTGGCTGGACAGCTACCCCACGACAAGCCCGAACAAGACTCCAAACGCTTACGTTACCTTCGTTGCTGGCTGGGCAGATACCAACGCCGTACCCGAAATGGTGAAAGTGGGAATCAAGCTACTGGCAGCACACTACTACGAACAACGAAACAGCCATAGCCCCGAAGACTTGAAGACGGTTCCAATGGGATTCAAGGCTATCTGCGATCAGTTCAAGACCGGGCTTGTAGGCGATTGGGGGCAATAATGGCGACATTTTCAGGCGATTATTACGACAGGCTACGCAGACTCACAAGAAGCGTAACCAAGAACACCGAGAACGGGCAGGAAGAGGAAACCTTTACCCCGTCCGAATACCTCTGGGGCAGGATCGACTACGCCAATTCCCGAAGACAAAAGGATTACGGGGCCGATCAGACCGGGGCAGACGGAACAATTTACGTTCGGAACTATCCCACACTCAGCCCGCTAGATCGTTTGTACTCTCAAGAATGGGGGGAAGTCTGGATTATCGAGAGTATCAAGCGGGGCAATAACGAACTGATTTGCGAATGCACCAAGTACGATGATTTGGCGTTATAAGGGGGCCAGTGATAGCGAAGTTTGAATTCTCGATAGACCCGATTAAACAAGCGGACAAGTTAAAAGCCGGGTTAAGAAACAAGGTACTAAGAATTGCTCTGAACAAAGCTGCCAGCAGAGTAAAGGCAGCAGTAATCAGCAAAGCCCCACAAAGAACAGGCAGCTTAAAGAAAGCAATTCGGATCAAGGTAAAGAACTACAAAGCCCGAAATCTCTGGGTTGCAATTGTCGGGGCCAGTTCCAAGTACAAACGAAATGTAAAGAAAAAGCAGATAAGGCCAGTCTACTACGCCAAGTTAGTCGAAACTGGAACAAGGCACAGCCCCGCCCAGCCTTATTTGAAGCCTGCTTTACATGCCACGAAGCAACAATACTTAGAAACGCTACGCCAGAGTATCGAGGATCAAGTTAAGCAAATTTTGAGTCAATCGGCATAGATACTGTAATTCTTAATCAATACAAGGGGTTCAATGGCCATAATCGGTTTTACAGCGAAATTAGAACTTGATCCGGGTACGGGCAGCTACGCTACGTTAGACGAGTGCACGATGATAACACTTCCCGCATTCGAGACAACCAGCATAGAAACAAGTCACTTAAATTTGAGTACGCCAGACCGGACATATACGCCGGGCTTGACCGATAACGGTACGCTTAGCTTTGAGTGTAACTACAGCAAGGCAACTTATAACACTCTTCACGGGATCAAAGGCAAGCTAAAAGTAACTTCCCAGATTCCGCCAACGGGTAACAACATTAATTGGCGAATCACTTCCCCAGACGAAGACGGAGCAGGAGCGGGAACAGCCCAGACATTCACATTTAACGGGTTCCTTACCAAGCTTGAAACGGCATTTGAAACTGAAGCCGTTGTGAAGATCAAGGGCGAAGTAAAGGTTAACGGGGCCATTACCGTAGGAAACGCAAGCTAACGGATTTTGCATCGGGCAAGGAAGCCCCTTACTTATCACAAAGAGGCTAAATGCTAAAGACCAAGATATTTGATGCGATTGACGTAAAGACAAGAGAAGTCAAAGTACCCGAATGGAACGTAACCCTATTCGTTCGGTCTATGTCGGGTACAGATCGGGCCAGATTCAAAGCCATAGCGGACAGATTGCAAAAGGAAGGGAAGGAAGCCGATGCGGATAGCTGGCTTTTGATCCTGACGGCAGTAGACGAGCAAGGAAACCGTATTTTTTCAGACGAAGACTTTGAAAAACTCAATTCCAAGTCTGCCACTGTACTAACCCACGTTGCAAAAGAAGCCTTGATCGTCAACGGTCTACTTCCAGACTCGATAGACGAAGCTAAAAAAAACTAGCCACCGATCCTGAATTACAATTTGAATTGCGGTTAGCCTTAGCACTTGGGAAGACACTACAAGAGCTAAGGCTAACGACATTTTC